AGTGATGTGGGGATTGAAGTACATCGATAATAGATATGGCTCACCTTGTGCAGCTTGGGCTTTCTTTCAAAAGAATAACTATCACTAATGGCTAAGCAATCAGCGTTAAGAGATGATGGAAGTACTGCGCTTTGGCGCAAGATACGCGCTAGAGTACTGACCAGAGATCAACATACTTGTCAGAGATGTGGCATGGAAGCCACTCATGTAGATCATGTGATACCAAGACGCTTAGGAGGAGATGATTCTATGGATAACCTTCAAGCTCTTTGTAAAACTGATGTGGATGTGCTTTGTGTGCGGATTGACTCCGGTGTACTTGCGCCAGCGCCAGAGGCTTCGAGAGCTTGCAATCTTGTGATTAAAGATGACATAAGCAATTCGTTTATCTGACTTGGCTGCAATTCGAATCTGGTCGGCAATGTAAGCAGCTGTGGAGGCTTGTTTGTCGAAATCAGCATCGAGGTCGATAGCGCGGACAATCCCTGAATCAGGGTCAGGGTTATGATCGCTCTTGCGGGTTGAGTGCTTGGCGTCCCCGATTGTCCCGTCCGAGTCACGCTTTCGATCTGGATAAGCATCGTCTGCCTGTTCTCTTAGTTGGATAACTGACTTACTTAGACGCGGTTTCATGCGTAATCATCTCAGTCAAGTGTTCCACTATTTGCCCAGTTTTAAACCGTCAGGAATTGGTTTTGAATACTCCCATTTGGCGATGTATTGGATTCCATCACCATCATCTTGCAAGCGAATAGAACCTCTAGCAGCAAAATCATCACTAGTAAGTTCTGGATAAATTTCTGTAATTTGAGTAAATAGATCCATTTTTTATGCTCCTAAATAAGACATTTGTACCGAAGTTGCATCTTCTGGAAAAGTTACATTCAGAGCGCCACCGCTATTTTGATATACGAAAATTTCTACATAATCGGCTACTGCAAGACTCAAGACATAAGAAATAGGCATGTATGTTCCTAATGGATTTGCTGACGCAGGTAGCGTCACACCATAATTTACAGCAGCACCATTTTTATAAATTGCGACTTCTCTCGTTCCTGTTCCAGTTGCGAAGGCAATAACCCCAGTCAATAGATATTTTCCTGCTTTTCCACTTGGCACTGTAAATCTTGATGTATTTGATGAAGTGCTGTGAAATGCATCTGTGTCGAAGGTTTCAGAATCGAAAGTAACCGCAGTAAAGGTCGCATTAGCGATTGATTGATTTCCACTTTTGTAAACACTTACTCCAACATAAGTTGAACCGCTTGCAGGTGCTGCCCAAGTTGGTACGCCACCTGCGACTGTTAAAACATTACCTGTTGAACCAATTCCTAAACGAGTATTTGTGTTTGCAGTCGATGATCTGTATTCGATGTCACCAAGAGTTGTTGATGGATTAAGTGCTTTTGTTGTGGTATCGATAGAGGAGCCGAGCGTGCGGATAGCAGCTGCGCCGTCTTTTACAAGACTTGTATCGTCCGGGGTGCTCCAGGAATAGTTCGTTGTGGTTGCCATTTTTCTCCTTTATCAGGCTACTATTGTAGCGTCAATCCATTCTAGGGTCGGGCTTAAAGTGTTCCATGTCTCTAGGGCTGAGACTCCGTTCCAACGTGTGGACTGGAGGCTATATGCCGTTGGTGAGACAGTCAAAGTCAAATAAAGCGCGTTGTAGCCGGCGCTAAAAGTCCAACCTTCAACGAAGCCTTGAAATTGTCCGTTAGTGATATTTGAAGGTAATTCAGTAATGTTTACTGGCATACCCATAAATACTTCTAACAAAGCATCGCGATCAGTATCATCAATCTCTGGATTGCTAATCGGGAAAGTGATTGACTTAAACTGGGCTTGTGGAAAGGCTCTTAAACCAAGATAAAAATCTGCTTGATTCTCAGCATCTGCAAGATTGTGTAATGAGGTTGTTATCTCGTAAGCCTGTTGCCCATAAATAGCAATCGATTCTGCATCGGAGGCAGATGTCTGGTTGCCGTTGCGATAAACAATGGTCACGTTGTTGCGAACATCTCCTGAACGCTTTTGAGTTTTGATACCTCGAGCCAAGGCGTGATGACCAGTTAGGTCTACATAACCATTAGTAGCCAAGTAAGAGCTGCGATGAGTACTATCGGCATAACCGATTCTGCCCTCGGAATCCTCAAAAAGATAACCGAGTCCAGAGGTAGCCAAATCAGAGACAAGTGAATAAACATCTGTTGTTGAGGCTGTTCTGGCTGCTAACTCGTAATCACCAGGTTGATCAATCTCACCAAGTCCAGAGTTTTCTGCATTAGCCCAGGTTGTAGTTGGAGTGTATCCAGCCCAAGTTGTTGCAGCCGGTACTTCATTCCAGGTGTTAAACAATAACTCGCTAAGAATTGTGTAAATCTGGTCGCCATCGAAGTCCTTAACTAAAACACCCTCTGTGAGGGTCTTAGGCAGTTTGGACAAGGCACCCAAGGCAATTACCTTAATACGCTCTGAAATAGCCGTAGATGAGGCTTGAGTGACCTCTACATCGATATCGGTGACATAGCCACCAAAGACATTTACATAAGTACCAGTTGAGTCCTTGACCTTGATGTTGATCTGGTCATTGACATCAATCTCAATCGGAGTTAAATCCAGATTTAGGATTTCAACATTACAATAACCCGCATAAGCCTGTGAGTAAATGTCTGTGCGACCGGAAGTTATGGTCAGGTTCGAAAGAGTAAGGTTTGTGTAATCACCACCACCATTAATGGTTAATTGCCACTCAGGAGTCCATTGGCTCATACTGCTTGGAACGCTCCTACGCCACCAGTACCACGAGCTGCTGAGTCATTGATAATCTCAACAATCTGACGGGCAACCCCTTCCTTATCCAAGGCTCCGGTTACATTGATGTTATAAGTCGGACCTGAGGCAGCCATGATTCCAGCCAAAGTATTTGTATTAACTCCAGAGGTTCCAAAAGGAAATGCTGAAGCAGCTACTGCCGTTGATGCAGCTTTGGCTACTGAACTTGTACTAGATGTTGTACCAGATGTTCCACCGCCAGTTGGGCTTGAAATAGTAGGTGCTGTGTAAGTTGGCGTACTTACCTTTGGTGCTGAAACCGTTGGAGTTGTAAATGAAGGCTTAGAGATTGTTGGAATGTTAGGCAAGATTGGAATTGCGTTGTAGGCCTTGATTAAGGCATTGATGCCATCGATGGCTCCAGAGACCAGGCTACGAATTACGTTAATAACTCCGCCTACAATATCCACGACTCCAGCAGCAATCTTGGCAACAAATGAAATTGCTCCACCAAGAGCAACAGTAAATACAGGCACAATGTAATCAACTATAAATGAACCAAGCGCTTGGAAAGATTCCTTGTTGCGGTCGATTGCTTGCTTAATTGGGTCAAAGAGTTTTGCAAACTTTTCAAAGCCTGGTACGACTTTGTTAATAATAATATCAATTAGTGACTGGATAATAGGAAGCAACTTATAGCCGATTGTTTCAACGCTTTCGTCAAATGCTACTTTTAGACGATCCATGCGACCTTGGAAAGTCTCAGCATTTTTAGCAGCTGCTCCACCAAATAAATCACTTAACTTGCTTTGAACCTGAGTAAAGGACATAGCCTTTAATTCAGCGCTAGATAGTCCAACACCTAACTTTCCAAGAGCTGCGGTATTGCCATCATAAGCCTTACCCAAAGCATTGGCTACGCCTTCAAGTGGCTTGCCTGTCTGAGTTGAAATATCAAGAGCCAGAGCAAGTAATTCTTGAGCCTTGCTAGTTGAGTTTGTACTTAAAGCCAACCGAGCCAGAGCCGGACGAAGCGAATCATCAGCAACACCTGAAGCGCGAGCCATCTTGTCAATAGAATCTTCAGTAGCAGCAATCTGTGCTTTAGTAGCGCCTGTTGCGTTTTCTAGTGCTGAGGCTAATTTAACTTGGCTTTGTTCATCGGCTAGTGCAGCCTTAACTCCATCAACACCAATTTTAACTGCGTAAGCTCCTGCAGCTGCAGCTGCTGCTAAAAACGCGGCACCGGCAACCTTGCCAAACTTTTCTAACTTACCAGCAGAATCCTCAACGTCACCGTTGGCTGCTTTTAATTTCTTATTAAGATCATCGACGTCAGCAAGAATCGAGAGTTTAAGGGTTCTATTACCTGCCATTAATCCCACTCCTTCAAAATCTGACTAAATGCTTCTTCCCACTTACGAACTAAATCCGGTTGGATTTGTCGCAAAGTTGGATAGATAAAGTAACCGGAGTTACCTCTGCCTTTATTAGGCGTACGCTTTGGGAACTGCTTAAATCTATTAGATCCAAACTCCATGCCGTAAAGCAAGTCAAGAGTTGAACCGCCACCGCTAAACTTCTGACGAGCAAAGCCGTAACTAAACTCACCAATCTTTGAAGTCTTGCTTACCTTAACTCCATCAGCAATACGGCGAGCAGCAGTCCCTGAA